TGTTGCCTGACCTCTGCTATCTTCAAAGATAAGGTTGATAAATCTTAATTCCAAAGGAGTATTTGAAGCCGTAAATTCAAACATCATAAACAACGCAACTGTCCTTACTTTCTGCCCCGTCAATAGCCCACTTGTGCTATACCCGCTGTATGTTGGTGTTAGTTTATTCCGCTTGATATTCGCATATATCATCCCTTCAAAGTTACGCCATTCATAATCTTTAATATCGGTTGTCTGTAAATAAGGCGTATCCGCTAAAAAATAAGCCAATGTAGGCACTTTGCCCGATTCCAAACTTATGCTATTATACACCTTAACTTCGGACGGGTTCATATTGCTTACGCACATTACCTTTGGCTTGTGCTGAACTCCAAAGAAACTACAAGGTGCATCGTTATTGTTCATTCTATACAGCAACCCATTTTTCCAAACATACAGTTCATTTTGAAGGCTTGATAACCATTCGGGTGAATATGTGTACGCCGCTTGCCAAAAGGGTTCAAAACCGTTACCTATCTTAAAGGCAATAGTCTTTGCCTGCCCATCCCAAATATCAAAGGGATATTCAACGGGGTCTGCGTTTATGCCACCTGCAAATTGGGTTACGGTTGCTTGCATGATTAATAATATACTTTTATTTCTGCAACAATACTTGTTGTAACGCCTCCACCGCCTGTTAATGATGACATTTCAAGTGCAGCAAAAGCGTTATTAAATACGTGAAGCATTATGTTGTTGGTGTTAATCCTGTAAAAATTATAATACCCAGTAATTACATTGTTATTATTTTTAACAATGTAAAAGTAGATTGCCCCTAAACGGATTTAGGGTATAAATTATACCTTTCTATTTGCAGAAAATTATAATTTATACCCTAGATTTTAATAGTAATTTAGATTTTTTCTAAGTATTCATTTTCGTGATTTCGGATTTTATATAAAAAAAACCTGTAGTCAATTCCAACAATAATAGCAATGTAGTCAAAATTATACGTGCAATATTCCTACTCACAAATTCCAGATCATACAACAGCGTTGTCGCAAATGCAATTATAAATGTCGTTAAAATACGTTTGCATCTCTTTGGCCGTGGATTCATAGTCATAGTTCTTGCCGGCCTGTTTCGAGAACTCGGCGAACTTGTTCCTGGCGTACGTATCCGGGCCTTTGTCAAGGGAGGCCGGGTCTATGTTGTCAGTCTTTACCGAATTTCCGAACGATACCAAAAAATCGTTCCAGTCCTTTATTTTCGCAGGATCAGGAACAGATTTTGGCGCAGGTTCAGCCGGGCCACCTGCCAAAGCCCCTTCGGCCTGGTGTTTTGTGGCTATTACATCAATGGCCGGATCGCCGGTATTTCCATAATGCATGGACTCCAACGCATCTCCATAGTACCCACCGTAGTTGGACAATGCTAAATCTTTCAGTATTGCCGAAATCTTATTTAGCTGCATTTGGAACAGGTGTTGCGTCCAATATGAGCAAAGCGTTCTTTAGCTGCATATTGGCCTTTATCGTTTCTTCTTTGATTTTATTAATGCTCTTTTCCGCCTCTAGCCGGATGTCTTCGTTTACCTGATGGGTTATCTCGTCCTTTTTAATGGAGTTGGCCATGGTCAACGAAGCTTGTACGGCCTGATCCTTCTGGGCCTGCAGATCCTGTGCGCTCTTGGCGTTAATCTCCATGTTCTGCTGCTGCATCTTGGCATCGTATTCTTTGCCCTTGGCTTCCCTATGCGCGAGTAAGACCTGTGCGAATTTAAGACTGCCGCCAGACCTGATTATTCTTTTTATAGCAAAGTATTCCGACATGGTTATGGTCGGCTTACCGTTTTGTCCAGACTGCAATGCGCCTCTTAGCGTAGCTTCCATTTCGGCCACGTCCTGTGCTGTTGGCAATGCGGAGATCTTTATGCCCATTTCACTGAACGTAAAGTCTGCACTCTGTTCTATCACAGACCATGCTACTTTGCCCACAACCTTGTCGTACGCCCAGTATCCTTTCGCATATTTAGCTACCGTCTGAACTCTTAAAACGCAGCTTCTGGCGCAGCTTTCTTTTATGGATATATACCCATCGTACAAAGGCCTGAGAGAATTGTTAGTGGCCGATACTGTTTGGTTCATGACGCCCACAGCTGTTTCTGCTCCAGGTGTCATAGCATCCATTCCCTGGCCTATTCCCGTGACGTCCCTGATAGTTTCAAGATTCATGGATATAATGGCCATACACTCGTTCAGGATAGGACCTATACCTCCTGAGAGCTCCTGGATAGGCTTACCGGCAGACGGCGATATCATGCCCCCGCGATGGACCGTAGCTTTATAAAAAAAACTTCCGCTCTGCCTGTGCATCTTTACCAAGTCCATGGGATCCATTCCCTTGCCACCAATAGACATGCCCTGCAGCGATGAGAATTCATACGCTATACCGGAGTTTGGCGCCAGAGCTAATGCGTTTTGAATACGTAGGTTAGCTAATTGTATTTGGTCAAAATTAGGTATTCCGGCCTGCATCAATGGGATACCATCAAGCCTGTGTACGTGGTATGACGATAATGCCTGGTCACGCTTTGGCCTTGGGATATCGAAGCTTAGTCCATAATCCCAGCATACTTCGGTACCGACTACCCACTTGCATTTACGGTAAACTTTAACCGGTATATCCTTGGTTTTTTTGGTATCAGAATTCCACACTTTGGGCGGGATTCGTTTCCCGGAAGCCGTGGTACGCCAAGGCTCGTCGAACATGACTGTTTCGCCACTACGAGTCTTCCGTTCAGTTTTGTACTTTACGTCATTGGATGCAAATTCGCACTCCAGGACAGGGACTACAAAATCGTTGTACTTGTACATGCCGTTCTTTTCGTCGAACTCCCTTATCACGTTATTAGAGTTACCGAACAGACCCCTTACGTCCTCGGCCATTTTCAATATGGACGATTCTGGCAATCCCGTTTCTTCGCGGACAGACTCAATGGTGTACAGCCTAAACTCGCAAGCTTTGGATACGGCCCCATCCTGGTCGAGCGTAAAAATACAGTCGATTGGATCAACGTACCTCTTTTTTACTTTTTGGGTAGCTACGTCCACGTAATCCTTGACTATCATTACGCCCAGGTCAATGGCGTCACCTATAATCTTCCCCTTGATGTTGCGCCAATCGGAGTCATAATCGATGAACCCGAGAGCGCCTTCCATGGCCACTTCCAGCTTTAGTTTGAACCCGCCCATTTTGTCGTAAAGTTCAAGCTCTTCAACGGAGGCCGGCTCGTACTCGCTTTCAGGAGTCTCCGTTCCGGTTATTCCATCTATTAGCTGGGAGAGTTGCTTTTCTTTTTTAGTGACCCATGTACGCCACATCATGTCTTCCCTGTCGGCCCCGGCGCTTTCGTCGATAGCGTTGCAGGCTATTTCATGATCCTGACCCAGGAATATGCCCATCAAAATCCTTCTGAATTTTGGGGCAACAGAAATGATCCTGCTGAAATTTATATTGGCCCACCCCTTTCGTTTTCCATCCTGCTGGTCTTTGGCGCCGATAAGGATATCTTTGTACTGCTCTACATCCTGGTTTCCAGCTGCGTAGCTTCTGTTTATCAACATCTGCGACACTTCCGAATATCGTATTCCACACCTATCGTTTAAATAGTTGGAGTATAATGCTTTAGCAAAACTCATATGCCAAAATGCATCCTTTGATGCAGGATCTATATCATGAGATGGGTATGCTGTTCCTTTTGTTTTATAACTGTTATCGACGTACATGGACGCATGTTTTAGTATGTTACAAAGATATGGTTTTTGACCAGATTAGTACGTGTAAATAGGCATCCCCTTCATTAGGTCTTCTACTTCTTGATTATCAGCAGCTTGCGTTTCGTATCTCACGATCTGAGAGCCAAGTAATGCGCCCCCACAGGCTACCAACAAGTCATAGTCCGTCATGTAATCCATCCCTTTTATCTGCCGGCACTGTTTCAGGAAATCGATATGCCGCTCCCTGGTAGAGTGGTGATATATGTACCGCTTTATAGCATTGAAAAGATCTTGTTTGGATTCGGTAAGTGAATAAAAACCAGGATGATCCTTTCTCTTTCCAGTAGCTTCGTCTATTTGATACTTTAAATATCCCTCAAAACCTCTTTTGACAAAATGCTTCCAGATAAGCTTTATGTTCTGCTCCGGATAAACCTCGGCGCCGGTATAGATAGCCGTCATCAACACCTCCTCGGCATACTCGTCATCTTCGTCCGCTCTGTTGTCGTACGTCATGATAAACCTGTACGACTCCCAGAACGTTACGTCCTTAGCCGGGGGATCTATACTGAAGTCCCTTTCCCAAAAAACAGATATCCCGCCTTTGGATAACCTGGATTTATCTTCGCGCTTCTCTGCGTCACCATGTTTCAAGAACTGGAATGGGTCGGCTCCCAGCGTAAACCTGAACGGATGTGTTGGGAACCACGTTCCGTCAGCCTTGAACCTAAGGTTTGATTCCTGCGGACCCAACACTTTTGATAACTTCCATCTGCCCGATTTATCCGGGAACCACTCAACTCTGCAGTTCTTGGATGAACGGTCATAATTGAGGGATAAAAATTCTTTTGCGCTCAGCGGATTCGACTCCCCGTCAACTATATAAAGTAAATTACCTGTAGCAGTTGGTGGGCGACTTTCATCAAGTGCCTCTCTTCCTAATCTCGCTATGGCTGTATCCAGCTTTTCTATATCGAAACCGACATCTCCGGCCTGATCCCTGAAACAATCTACATACTGGGTAGGATACAGCCTTTGGAATTCCCTGTACGACCTCATCGATTCTGGGTCGCCTTTTTTCAGGTACTCGTCCAACTGGCTTTGGATAAACTTTTTGGCCCCCATATTACGACCAATGAACTCGGCCTGCAGTGGAGTCGGGTCCTCGATGATCGATTCCCCGAACGGGCCAATAAACCCCTCCAGCCCATCATACCCAGGAATAAACAGCCTGGCCAGTCCGGATTTGGTCTGACCGGTTTCCGGGTTCCTGTCGTAAAACTTAGAATTGTCACAAAGGTCGGAGAAATTCTTACCGCCGCCCACCTTCATGTCGGCCACAGTGGTAGGGTGAATTGAGAATCCATTGATAATAGACCCAGCACCTTGCCCCAATGTTTGCTTGACAACATCCCATCTTTCTAGTATATTTTCTAGTAACGTATTATGGGTAACAGTGTAATCGCCAAGCAAGAATCGTCTGTTCCCGTCAATTGTGAATCCGTAATAATCTCCAACCCCTATAGGCTCTATGGTAAACCCTGACCTTATAGGGTCTTTACCGGCCTTATTTTTAATAAATGCTGCCTTTTTTCTGGGTATTATACAAGGCACTTCGAATAGGTTATTCCCATAAATAGACATCCTGTAAACCAGACACTCATAAACAGACCCATCAGGCCTCTTCATTCTAGCAGTTTTATTAACACTACTTATGCTAAATCCTAAGCTTCTACATAGTTCAAAAATATCATCGGATAGCTGTTTGTTCTTTTGAGTTATCTCATAAGCCATGGTTCTGTCTCCTGGCTTCATATACCCATCTGAATCTAACAACCCCGCTAATAAGAACAATCTGTTAGCCCTAGAGTCCTTCAGATACTCGGATGGAATATGTTTATTATTAATAACTCCCAGGCTGTTTAGGTCTCTAAAAACGCTATTATCTATCTTTTCTCCAATAGTATATTCAACTCCATCTGATTTTGACCGCTTCTTATCAGCCCACAATATCTTCGCCTTAGTAGTCCCCATTTCTATCGAGGCTGATAATATGGTAGGGAAGACCCGTATGTCACCATTGGACATAGTTGCCATAACTGGTCGGTCCTGGCTTCCGCATATATGCGTAGTCATGCCATCATACCGGGTAAACAGCCATCTTTTTTTAGCAAAATCATCAACATAATTTCTTATTTCTATATCAGGCTTAGATATAGACGCCTTGTTAACGCTTCCATCTCCTAGCCATAACCCTAAAAAGTATGGATCTAAACAGTGATTATTTTCTTTAAAATCAATACCCGCTTTATAGAGACTAAAATTTTTCTTTTTACTTGGAGCCCAGGAAACAAAATCATTAACACTAACCTCTACCGTATCCCCATTGTCATATCCTTTACCGGCACAGGCTTTAAGTACAAGTATATGGTCTCCGTTACATGTCCACTCTACGCCCTTTTTGGGAGTTATCTTGTACATGTCGCCCCTGCCTATAGTGGTAGACATAACTGTTCTTGAAGTTAAATCATCCCCAGCCAACATATCCCCACTCACAATATCTTGTACAGGCTTATTGGATCCATCATACATTTTAACCAAAGTTCCAAAACCTAGACATTTCCCAGATTCCTCTGATTGATAGTAATATAGCTTCTTTCCATCATAGAATTTCCTATGAGCTGTGGTAGCATAATTTATCTTAGATCCAAGCTCATCACCAATAGTGTTGTCCACCCTGGTGAAATGGAGTTCGGATTGGGGAGCCTGAGACCCTTTCCACACCGGTTTTAAGAAGAACGGCATGTTCTTGAATGCCGGTATAACTTTGTTCTTGTAATGTTCGGAAGCATTGTCGTCATCAAAACTCTGAATACCACCGATCACGTTCCCGAGCGTACGGCTCATGATGTCATACCCGATGTTCAAGCTTTTATGCGTAGCCCCATCGCGACGATGTTTCGGATAGATAAACCCAAAGAAAGTCCTGTGGCCTATATCGACTCCGTTCGCGTCTTCTCGGGTAGTGTAGATGTACCTGGCAAACAAAAACCATCTCCGGTCCCTGTCCCTGTAATCCACCTCCGCATCGGTCATGTCCCAAAAGTTAAGGAACCTGTAATGCCATCCATCTAGGTATGTAGGTTTCCCGTTTATGAAAACCCAGTACCCGTTCATGCAGTGGAATATTTGAAGCTTGATCCATTCTATCTCGTTTACGTATTCTCGCTGGCGTTTATTCAACACTTCCCACATCTCGTCGTAAATGCGCTGCACAGTGAGCACTTCGTTCTTCCCGGTCTTACGGGTATCCCTTAGCCGGTTGGTTACGTCACGTTGGAGCTCTACGAGCCTGGAGGGCATCTTCTCCTTAACGAACTTCTGCAGTCTGTTGTGTTTGCCAAAATTGGCGATCAGATGCCACTCGGGGGTACTGGGAAGCGATATGGTTATTTTCTCCAGGTCGGGGTCGTTGTCGTTTACGCAAAACCGGGTATCCGCATCCTGGTATTGTATCAGGATAGATTTATCGACTATATCTTCGTATACTTTTATTGCCTCGCTACGTAACATTAGTATCCTCCCTCGCTATCTTCTTCTTCCTGGGCGATGATTAGCCTTAGTTTTTCGGGTGAATACCCGTTGTACGGGCTTACGTCCACAGGGTTTTTGCCTGCTTTCACTTTCTTGGCGATATCCTCAGGACGGAGTTCTAACCGTTCCAATTCGATATCCTCGTAGACCTGTTGGATGATTTCCCTGTTGGTGTCACCGTTAAGGAATTCTATCGCCCTGTCCTCGATTTCGGTTTCGAGCTGCTTGAACATGGTGTACTCGGTAGACTTTGTTTCCGTGTCGGAATCCACCATCCTGTCCAGGATAGAATAAAACGTTTCTTCCATTCCGACCAGAGCGGAGTACCGGGGAGATTTGTGCATCTTGCAATACCGGACGATCATCCGGTTTACCGTTTTGCTCTTGCCCTCGATTATCTCCCTGACGGCTGCCGGAAATTCGCCCTTGTCATTTGGAGCCCATCCGGCGATCTCTGCGGCTATGCGCTTGCGTTTGGGTACATTCTGCTCGTACACCCTTAAACCTCGCTTGTCGTACACCGCAACTATGTACCTGATGATTTTATTGCGGTCGGACTTAACCGGCGCGATGAATTCCGGGAAAATAGCCAGTTTGGGGAATTTGTTTAAAATTATGACCCCGGAAGGCAGCCCGAACACATCGAACATGCACCCCCTTAAATCGTATTGCTCCATTGCTCCTGTTTGGGGCAAAGATAAAAAATCCCGCCGACATACGCCAGCGGGACCGCAATCACACGACCAAGAAAAAGTGGAGCCTACGTGTTCAAGGTAGTTACTTCTGCATACCTGATCTGGGTAGCATATATTTTGAGGCCTTCGGCACACACAGTTTCCAACAGGTCTTTGTCGGTTATGGGCGATACCAGGGCGCCAGTGTTGATCGAATTGTACGACGGGTCAAACGTGCCGTAATCAAGCAGTCTGTAGTACACCTCGCGGGTCTTTGCTTTTGTGAGATCCCACAGCAACCCTTTGGTGTAGCACTTAATGGTTTCGAAACGGAGCGCTTCGGCCTCGTACTCGCAGATACCGTACACGATAGTACCGGTAGGGGTTACATCCCATGCAGCCACGGTCAGTGCATTGACGGTAGAGCTGACGATCTTGCGAACCTGTCCTGCACCGGTAGTGGCGCTGACGATGTAAACATACCATCCGTCAAACAGGGACGGGGTAAACGTGCCGGCATCGGTAATGGACGTGCTGGCGGCAGAATCTGCGGTCGTCCACATCCTTGGGAAATAATTGTCGCTCAGGTAACGAACCACGTTCGGCCAGGAAATAGTCGGGTAACATTCCAGCCAGGCCCTCATAGGAGGAGCGTTATTGGAATCGTACTCGCCCAGTTCGACAGGTACGTTATATGGGGCAACGGAAGCGGCCTTGATCTTCAGTTCAAGGGCGACGATGTTCACGTCGGTTGACAACTGCCCCTTGGCGGCATACGATGCGTCCACGACCGTGGTCACGTAAACCTTGTCCTGGGTATTGGCGGTAATGGTGTTTATGGCTGAGGTCATAGCCACTTCGGCTTTTCCGATCACATCGACCATGGTAACGGTTTGGGCGATATATTTCAACTTAAGGATCATAGCAGCCCACAGGGAGTTTGCCACCCCGCTGTTGTATATAATCGCAATTGTTTGTGTGGCCATCTTCAGTTAGTTGTTTGTTTGTAAATTTTATATGACACAAAGATACAAAGATTTATTACACTTTTCGTAGCGGCGATTTGCCCGTGGCGGAGGTGATCAGGTATGCGACTTCTTTGTGGACAAGCTCGCCTATAAATTCTGCGGTGATATCTTCCACCAGCATGACAACAGGTTCCGACGACGACTCGCCGATAGTTTGGTCTTCCCTCCACCTGATCGGATATGGTTTCATGTTTTCGTGGGTAGGGACGTATTTTGGATCGATGGACATCGATAGTTCTTTAGCAGAAACAAGATCTTGTTGTGGGGGTGAATTTAGCTCAATATTACAAGATCTTGTAGCCGGGGACAAATTTGCCGTATTGTTATAACTTTGGTTAGAAACTTTAATGTTAGAGCCATCAATGTTAGAAACATCTACAGTTGATGGAATACTACCTTCGGTTAAACATGTCTTTGATGTCGAGAGAAAATCGTTTTTTGGCTCGTTTTGGTGCCTGAGAGAAATATGGTCTAAATGCCCTGAAACACCAGTATTATCAATGGTTGCGGTGCCTGAGAGAAAATCGTCTTTTTTGTCATTTTGGTGCCTGAGAGTTTTTTCCATTATCAGTGAGTTACGTAACATTTTCGATTTCGTTTCAACCAACTCGTCGGTATTTTCCTGCTCCGTTTTACCTCCAACTATCTCCTCATATTTTAGCAAAGTGACTATGCTAAACTTATTGTAAGGGGTCGTAGTTATCTCAAGATCTTGTTTTAGTGACTTTATTGCAAGCCTGACCTCCCACTCAGTAAGCCCGGTTTCTTTACACAGAAATGGTATTCCGTATAGCGCTTGGCCTCGTCTTACTATAAGTTTTTTTGCGTATTTTTCGTTCAAAAAGCTAGGAGCCCAGTTAGCGTTTTGAATAAATACCATATAAACTTTCAGGCAACTTGGGTCTTTCATCTTAAACCATTTGCTTTGGTATAAGTACCCATAATCTTTAATGAACCCGTTTGGACCAGTCATGACTAAAAAGATTAATCCCTAAGAGAGGACGGGTATCAGCCCACAATACAAAGGCGCGAGAGTACCTGTGCATTGATTTCCCCTCTTAGGGATAAATATTTTTGGATTGTATGTTCTCATTACTCGCTTGTGTTGGAGCTGATACATCCAACACTACAAAGATACTTTTTTATTCCATATGGTCCTTGTAGTCTATCGGATTAGGTCGTTTCATTAGGCCTAAATGATATTTTATATAGTACCACAATCTTTGTTTGAAGTCCATAAACTCACAATCTTGTTCAAGTGCATATATTTTTAGAAGATGCTTAAGCTCTTCTTTATCTGCATCTTCAATCACTTGGTCAAATGGCCTGCTTCCTACGAATTCTAAGAATTCAATAACGTTCATTTCTTTCATGATATAACGGCTATTAAGTGTCTACGCTGAATTTTGTACAGTATTTTATCTCCGATAAGGTTTGCATGCATATTGTACTGAATAGGTATGTTGGCAAACGATTCGAACGCTACCAGGTCTCCCACTTTTACTAAAGGGTCGTCGTAGTGCTTGTCGCCATCGTAGGCCGTATTACACGACCCAACCGACACTACACGCCCATACCTGGCAGACACCTTCTTTGACACGGTGTTTGGCATCAACAGCCGGCTAACCATATCGCTCGATTTAAGATCATCGGGCAGGTCAACAATTTTCAACTCCTCAATCAACGTATACCCGTTCAGCATTATGATCGACTCACCCCTTACCGCCAATGTGAGCTGCTGGTACTTCATGATGATGTAGATAGAATTGTCGCCGTCCACCTGCACCACAGAAGGTTTAGCCGTACCAAACGCGACCACCACGGCGTCCCAGGTAAAATACACAACATCGCCATGCATGATCTCCATGGATGTCTCCCAGGGCATGTGGCGCTGTTCTGGGCCATACGTCAATCGGTCTGGAAAAGAGCATACGGTGCCGAAAGTGGTAGCGTGTTTTTCCGGCTCAAAGCTGGTGTCTATTTTAAGTTCGAACTCGTCGGTCAGCTTTATGCTGTCGGTGAACTTGCTGTCGATCTTTACCAGTACCAGGTTTGGAAGTGGCTTAAAGTTGTTCAGTGAAGATATTTTCATATTATTTTTTAAAACACTTGCTTTTGACAAATAAAAGAACTATATTAAAGTACTATCAGATTTTAGGTAGAAGTTTCAATGCTTCTTTCCCGTTAAGTATGACCATCTCCATGGTGTACGACTTGGCCGTAACGTACGGGTTGAACGTGCCCAGGTATATCCCAACCCTACCCTTAGCCCTTGAGCTTACAGCGAATCCGTTAGTAGTGTCCGGATACAGGTAGATGGCCTTATTGCCGCCCTCCTGTTTGGCAAACGACATTTTTTGGTTCTTTTTAAGGAAGTCCGATTCCGAAAACGATACAGAGAATACCAATGCTTTGGAAGTCCCCTTGTCGCGCCATACCGAAACAATGTCGTAGTCCAGGACTTTCTTGCAAACCTTTTTCTGGTTGTTGAAGAAAACTACCTTTTCGGGGTCTTCTATAGAAGGAGTCAAACGGATCCGGCTAAGGAACGAAGGGACGTCGGATATCTTCTTGTCGAAGTCGTGCGGGTGCCCATTAGGTTCCTCCATGCTTATGAACATGCGCCCACCGCGAATATCCAGCCCCGTGATGCGGACTTTCATAGCCCCGTAGTACAATACTGTTTTTGATGCCATAAGCTTATCAAGCTCGATATAGGCGCTTCTTTCCTGTTCTATCATAACTTAATCCGCTAAAGTTTTTTGATACGCTTCCACTCTTTTGTTATACGCTGCATGAGAAGACATTTCTTCTATCATTACAGGCTTCAACCGTATACCATCGTTTATCTTCCGCTCGATCACTTCCGACTCGAATAACCGGTACACGTAGTTTACTATCACCGCCGTAAACGGTTTTTCCCGATCGGTAAGATACCCGGCGTCGTTTAGTTTGCGAGCGATCTTTTCAGAGCTCATTTTTCCGGCCTTCAGTTCTTTTATGAAAGCGAACGCCATACGGTTCACAGGGTTTCTTTTGGCTTTGGCATACTTGGCCCCAACGCCTACCTGGGAGAATTTACGCGACCCATATGTAGTCCCTACCGGCAACCCTGATTTAGATCCGTGGATCTTTACTTCTGCCAGGGCGGCTTTGGTACGCTCGGAAATTCGTTTAGCTTCCCATTCTGCCAGAACGGCAAATATTTGTATGGTCATCTTGTCCGCGAACGGCATATCACAACAAACGAAGTTCACGTTCGATTCCATGAGCTTGGCCGTAAAATAAACATTACGGTAAAGCCGGTCTATTTTGGCCACCAGCAAAGTAGCCCCGGTAGTCCTGCACAATAACAGAGCTTCGGCCAGCACGGGTCTATCTCCTTTGGTACCGCTTTCCACCTCTATGAACTCCATTATGATCTCATGGTGCTCGGCCTGTTTTTCCACAATGCTTCGCTGTGCGCTAATGCCAAGACCGTCTCCGCCCTGTTTTTTGGTGGATACTCTTAGGTACGAAACGTATTTCATTTTATCTCGGATTTTTCAATCGTTATACCAAACCGGTTAAATTTTCCAGTACGCCTCAAAATAGCGGCCATGGCAAAATAAGAGTACACATGCCGGCCTTCAATAAGGTCGTTGTAAATACTCTTTATGTTCTTGTATGGAGTACTAACTCCCTCCACCCCATTAGTAGTCACCAGATAAATCCGCTTCGAGCCCATCAGCCGTATCTTTAAATTTTTGAATCAAACTTTTCGCGTAGAACTTGTTGAGTATTTTAACAAGGTCGATACGCTCAATGTAAAAACGGTTCTCCTCCGTCCACCCGTTGCGCTCCATGGATACAGCGGCTTCGCGCAGCGTCCTGAATATTGGTAAGCGAGCCCTGTCGTCGGCGATCTCGCTATGGGTTATGCGGTCCTTCATTATGATGAAGTACAACCCGTGTGTCGGTAGCAACCTTTCGGTGGGCTCTTCGGTAATGGTCCCTTCTTTTATGGCCATCAGCAGCTTGTCTGCCGTGTTGGCCGCCAGGAATACCTGCTTTAACGAAGGCTTATCCCGTAGGGCAGAAACCTTCTTTAGGGCGTCTATTAATCTTCGGTATTTTGACTCGGATACCCGCATGAATTTGTTTTTCATAACTCGTCCTCCTTGAATTCGTAATAAATTCCACTCGATTTGATGTAGGCTCTTTTCTTTCGCTTGATCTCGTCCTCGCTGGTCCCCATCGGCACAAAAAACGACATTTGAAGAACGGGTATTTTTACCTCGATCTTATTAGAAACGTCGCCGAACTGGTAGTTTTCCTCCTTGACCTTGTGCATTATCAGCGGGTCATGCTTGATAAGACGGGGGTTTACATAAGCCTCACCTATGTCCTCTTTTATCGTTCGCTCCATAAAGTTTATATTGTTATTCGCTAAACAAGATTGCAAAGATAAGCTATTAGCTGACAATATGGAACTATTTGTTAAAAAAAGTGCCGTTTATTTAACTAATTTATAGTAAGTATTTATATATCAATAAGTTGAAAATAACGTTTATTTTGCCGTAGCAGTCTTGCTGCCCATGGTGTCTTTTTCGAAGTGGAAGTCTAATGATTTAAGCCCCATAGCGCCGGTGTAATCGTCGGCGGCATTCGTTGGATCGCGGTAAAACCGGCACACAAATATGGAACTTATAGTTTTGCCAGTGCCCGATATGGCGGCAGGACCAGATATTTTGTTCGTAAACCCAACCGTGCCCGTGTCGTCGGTCCAGTTTAGCGTCGTAGTGGATACCGGGTCAACTCCGTTTATATTTACCCACGTGTACTCGAACCCCAGGTATATGCTCTTGGTAGTGGCCGGCGAAGTCATGGGCTCCCAGTGGATGTGGAACGACACGTCAGACCCCTCCTTGTACGAGTGTGGTAACTGGGCAGTAAAGAACACTTCGTTCATTACCGTAGGGGAAAACGTGGTTATAACCAATCCTCCGACAAGCGTGCTTGAGCTAGGCTGGTTGGCGCCTATTCTGGAAGCTAAGAACCCAGGTATCTGAAGGTCGTCGAAAACAGTAGCGGTCCCGTTTAGGGTTATTTCGCCTGAATTGGATATCTTTACGTTGTTCGTATCGTCCCCAAACTGGAAGTCGTCAGATAACCTTGAGGCTTTAATCGTAGTCCCGACACGTTGGAAGAACCCATAAATAGAGTCGGCATAATTCTGCAACCAAACTTTAAAGTTTGAGAATGGTAATTTTTTTGTCGAATCAGAATCGTTAGAATCTAAAATCAATATCGAATCCAAATCTACGGGGATAGTTTTAGTTTCTATTTTAGGCCATATAACATGGGTCATGTTGATAGTTAGAAGCTGCAGGAAATCGTCCACGATTATATGCTCCCCGTTGTAATTTCCTACGTCGAACTCGCTGCCTATTATGACAGGAGCTGAATAGTTGCCAGCCAGCATTGCGGCAAACAGGTGTAGGCCATCCATAGTATTGTTGATACGGATCCTGGAAGAAACATTGATCCCAGTCAGATACACATCCCCCACACCCGTAAGGTGAACCGAGTTGTATCCTCCCACAACATGTACAGCCGATGGTTTGAGCCAACCATCGAAGTAAACAATATTAAACAACGTAGGAGGGTCCCCTTCGGTATAAAAATATCCATATCCTGGATCCACTGATTTTTTGTCCAGGTAAGCGGCGTACGCAGATCCGTCCCAATGAAGGATGTTGTCGGACGGGATCAACTCGGTTTGGTTTGCAAAATACGGCAGTTCGTTCCAGGTGTGGACACCATCCCCGTATTTCATTTTTACGGGTGGAGGCACTACCGGCGCAATGTCAGTATAGGCATTGGCGATGTCGTTATCGTAATAACACATACCACCTGTTGTTAATGCGGCCCATGCTGTGTTGTCGGTTACGTTCGGGATGGTTGAGCCGTCAGCGTACTTTGTTTCGCATAGGTTATCAGCAAGCCAAACCTGAGTGCCTATTTTGACGGTTCGGTATATCTTACCATCATTGCCTGTGTAGTTAGCGCAGGGAGTGCCGTCGTCTTGTGATAGTTCAGTTAATGTTGCAGGGCGAAAAAGGCGAATTGAATCTCCTGTTGCTAAAATATGCGAAGATGAACCCAATTCAGTGCCTACATTAAAAATATCCGAGTATGATGTCATATGTGTTACCCTCGAATCGAACTCATACTGAAACAACGGCGTAATTGTCCATAAAAAATATATCTCCTTTATGCCTGAAAAAGTACCTGCACTATCTCTGTTTCCACATCCTCTTGCATTAAATAAATATGCGTTAACGGGGGAGCCAGTTACAACATCCCAAAAAACATTATCAGTATCTTTTAATTTTAACCCAACTATATTAGAATTGTTAGTTCCTGTTGGGTCAATATAATTTCTTAATTCAGTAAAATCGGTCCATTCAGGCACTTCCCATCCACCACCTGAACTTATCCCCATCTCATCTGTTGCCGCATACCAATTGTACAATGCACCGTATTTGACGGATAAAACCGGAACAGAACCGCCGGAGTCGTCATTCTCCATTTCCAATCCAGGTTCCCCCCTTTTAAGGATCGGATTCTGTGAGGCCCAGCGGTCGGCGTTGGCACGTTTGAATTGAAACTCTTTCATTATATCTCCCCTCCGTCTAAGGTGTTCGTGAAATTAACGGCTCCGGTTTCGTCGATAGTCAGCAACTTTCCCCAATGAACGATGGGGACAGCGGCGTGATCTAACAAGGACGCTAACTCATGTACCCGCTCATGCGCTTCGCTGATTGCGGTTGATCCGATTTCTACTATCTGGTCATGGCCATCTATGTTTATTTTAGCGTATAATTTTCCGTCCGTTTTGTTGTACCCAAATTCATCCCAATGTAAATCGGTTAAGGCCGGTATCTCCCCGGCCTTAACTGATATCCTTACCTTGAAATTCGTTGCAACCGGGTACATTACTGCGCAGGCTTAGCTAATAGGTATTGCCCTCCGCCACATACCGAGAACGTGATACGGGAAACAGGCCTGGTAAACAGAATTAATTTAATGCCGGTATCGACAGTGACAGCTACGCCCTCCCATCCGGTGATAATTTCTTCGCCTTTTTCATTGAAGAATTTAGTGAACGTGGTGGCCGCCCATATCTCTACACCGTAAATTGGCTTCTCGAAAGTCTTGTCGGTAGTCGATGCCACCAGAGGCATTCCTCCGAATATGTTGGCAATATTATTTAGTGCATTCATCTCTTTAGCTTAGTTAATTGTAAACTTCGATCATCAATAACCTGCCGGCCAAAACAGAATCAGCTAATACAGATGTATTAGCAGCAGCATAGGTAAGCAGTGTCATAACATCAGCGCTGGTGCGGTTTATTTTGTACAAGTTCCCATCCTGGTCGGTATAATTGTCATCAACAGGAATAGTCTTCCCGCTAGTAAAAGCTCCCGCCTTGGTCAACGTATATGTTCCAACCGCAGTCCGTGCCCATACAGGCGATCCCAGTTCGTCCACGACTACTGCGGCAGATGGAGCTCCGGTAGTTACCTGCGTGATAAACGCCGTGTAGGACTTGAATGGAGCAACGTACGCATCGGCAATAGTAGCGAACACGTTAGTATCCGAAGGAGCATTAGCCCCATCTATAGCGGCGTACTGCGAAGCGTCCAATAAGTTTTCGCCAGAGGAGATAAGAATAGGCTCCATTAGCCCGGTAGATTCATCAAGCTGGGTAGCCCACATGAGTTTATCTGGGATGTTAATATACAGCCAATCGTACTCCAGTGTGGCAGATATCGGTTTATCTCCGGCGACGGTAGAGGTATAAACCCTTAGTTGTTTCGACTTCTTGAACGACATATCTTTTTGTTTGTAAAAATACGAAATTTATAGCTATGGAATTAAAAGCAAAAAGCCCCCATATAGAGGGCTTTTAGATTAACAGATTTTCTACACCGGTTCTACAAGTGCTATCGTGACCCATGTGGCAGCACCGGTCTTTTTGTACATACGGTATATGCTTGGGCATATTACGTTGCATCCTACTGGGGTATACGTGTTGGAGTAAGCTGTGTTAAGATCAGATTCTGACAGATCTACCAATGTGTTGTTGACCACATCGAGCGTAAACGAGTTACCTATAAATGGATCACGGAACCCGTTAATGGATAGTTTTGCTCCGTCTATGACTTCTGCTACCCATTTGTTTACCGACATGTACGTAAACCTGACGGTGCAGTTTTGGTATATAAAGTACGGAGATCCAGAAGAGTTAGATGGACCATAGTTTATACCCCCATTCATAGACGTGACCAACATATAATTACCTGATGGTAGGTTCGATATTCGAACCACGATTTCTTTGCCGTAATTATCAGAAGTGACAGTAGGAAGGACGATAGAGTTATAGTCGTGCGACTGGTAGTACAAATAATTGACATCGTTAAAATCGTATGGCAGCAACACGGGCGATACACTCATTCCTGCCGTAACTCCACCGAATGTTTTAGGCACGCTCAAAGCGCTTTGCCCAGGTATTCCCTGCACGCCCTGAATTCCTTGTATACCAGGAGCCCCCTTCATTACGAACAATGACCATTTGGTTGGCGAAGCACTTGGCTCTTCAGCAATGGACGAAGCCACTTTGCAGTAATAAGCATTGCCATCTTCGGTAGACCGAACGCAATCCCTTAATTCATATGTAGTGCCAACAGCCCAGTCACCCAGGTAGTCTATTCCGGCCACGCCTGCTGGCCCTTCTGCGCCTTGTGGACCCTCCACGCCCTGAGGGCCGGATTGCGAGCTGCTCACAGCTGAGAGTTGTAGTTGCCGAAGGTCAACGTCGAAAAACACGCTGTACATCTTTTTGTCAGCGGTATTAATAAACAGATATGAAAGCTCATACATATCTTCGCTCGGCATTTCGCCTTCGACATCGGATTTGAATACCTTAAGCCAATTCAGTTTTTTGTACATGTCTTTTTTTTGTAAAAGTACAAAATAAACATGATGGCTTACGGGGAAAGTTTGAACAGTACCATGAGTACAAACATCAGCAATAGTAGGATGATCAGCTTTAGGCCGTCGTTATTGTTAAGTGGGTATGTGGACATGTTTTATTTTGTATTACAGAATATCCCGCACTCATATGATTTCATTTTATGACCCTTAGCATCAGGCGGCAGTTCGTCAAGGAATAACCTCTTGCCCTTATATCTTGTTAGCTTACACCCAATCTCTCTACTTTGCAGAGCCCTGGCCATAAAAACTTCAGGGTCAACTTTCCTTACATGGTTCCAATATGTAGGAGATGTAGCTTTTACGCATCCCTTACAATTAGCATTTGGGTATCCCTGTATGTATGATATAGGTAAGCGAATATCGGCCTGTTCAACTATGCTGTAACAATCGTTTTTATGTATGCCGAGAGTTATTAGCACGGGGAGTAAATTCTCCCTTTCTCCAAAGACGAAGTTATCGTGCCTGCCGAGCTCCTCGGCGGTGAACCCCAAAACATGATAATCTATTTTATGCGTAAGCTCAAATTGGTATCTGGCCTCTTTTTTAAGCTCAGAAGTGCATGGAGCTCCATTAACGCCAGACATATATTTTCTCTTGTTCCAGATCTCTACAGCAGAATTGTTCGGGAAGTTTTTGTTCCCACATACCAGTATGGGCTGCCCTATCCATTTTTCGACATCTAGCAAGAATCGCCTGTTATCTTGGTCCTCTTCGATTACTGGGTTGTTTACCACTATGATAGTACAGGTATCCCCGTATAATTCGATAGTCTTTTTGGCTGCTACCGCTGAAGCAGCCCCACATGAAAACCAAACAACTATAGTGGATCCAGGATTAACAACTAACTCTTCCATAATGATATTTTATTAAAAAACCGGGGGATTTCGTTCCCCCGGCAAGACGGCACACTACGCAGCTTTACGCTGGGAAGTATACATTGGTATTGATTTGCCATTTATGTGGCCTGGGCTTTCTCCTTCATCCCTCGATATGCTGTCAAATCCTTTCACCCCCTTGTAACAATTCCGGAAGGTTTGCATCTACATCTATAGTACCTAACTTCCGGTGATTACGCACTTAGCGCAGATTGGTGGAGATGCTGGTATTCGAAACCAGGTCCAAACATTCTTGCAAATGAGATCATCGATTGCCCATTATCTTTAAAAATTATCCTGGATATTTTCGGCCACCCAGGGTGTGTTCGACCCATGGGTTATAATTGTATCCAAATGATTTTACTGTCGATCTTGTTTTTGGTCTTTCAAAGAAAACCCGTTGATCCATATCCCGCATTCCCAACTTTGGCTTGCCCTGTGATTTGGGGTTTAGGTATTTATAGTCTGGCATAGGCCGGCGGAATAAGGTTTGTTTAACATGAATTTCAAATACGTCCATCAAAGTTCTGTTTTAAGGAATTTATCAAAAGTCATTTCGATAGGGAATCCGGTGCTGTCCTCTATTTCCTCATCAACTACCTCAAGGCACTCGTCAGAGTAGTACATGGCAAACTTGCAGGCGATGTCCCTCAGCTCCGATAATGAATACGTCTTTTCCATAGTGTTAGTTTAGAAGTGCAAATATACGACATTATTTCTGTATTGATACTACCATTGTTAAATAAAGTGGCATTTATTTAACATTTAATCAAAATTACCGATACTGTTCATGATCTGAATGGTTAAATCGATATCGTAGTCAGCCGAATGTAGCTTATTCTCTTCTATGGTTATGCCAAACGCTTCTGCCACAGTTTTCAGTTTGAAGTCGGGCATGATGTGGCGCATTTTCATCAGCTTGAAACTTGCCAGGATGAACACGTCTAATGGAGAAGACCAGAAATAACTACCGAAATATTTATCCCCGTTACGCTCAAACATACTGCGCAGGAACTGATTGTCGAAACTCGCGTTATTATAGCCGGCCAGGAACATTTTGTCCTTCTTGTCGTACCTGTCAACAAATCTACTGATGACAGCTATCAGGTCCTGGTACACGACCCTGGGATCATCATAGGATTGGATCTGTTGAGCTGTTACTCCAGATACGTCCAAAGCTACCTGCTCTACAACAGCGCCCTGGAATGGCTTAATATGATAATTGAACCTGTGTTCTATTTTGCCATCGACAATGATAGCCCCGGACAGCTGGTGGATAGCGTTTACTTTTGGATCCAAACCAGTGGTTTCAACATCGAACATGAATATCTTATTTTTCATACATCAGGGATAAGGTGAAGTGGACGATTACGGATACGGCGAATATGGCGGCGCATACATATATTATTACCAATATGATCGGTTCGGGCTTATCCACGAACTCGCTGTTATCGTTGCAGCGATGGCACGATTTGTCGTTTGAGCACGACTCGCAATAATTAATGTCCTTCATTTTGTTTGTCGATTAGGCGTTTGATATGTTTTTCTTTAAGGGTAATTTCCCGGATCATTTTGCGCATGGCGATCATGCACGTCGCGTATCCGATAGCGAAGAAGATAAACGGTACGTAGAAGCTCATCGTTTGAGGAATAAAGCGCAAAGTCCGTTTTCGGCCACAGTTGCTTGGCGTATGCCGCACATTAATCTCCCACTTGATGGATAGGACCTAAAACAAACACTGCAGGAGATACAATCCAAGGCTTCTTTTACATGGTTCACAACTCCGTTTTCTTTTGGTTTCTGCCAGGTTCTACCCTTGTTGATGACCATCTTGCCATCCACACTGCGAGCTAATGCCCCATAATCCATACCCAGCTTGTTTGCCACCCCGAATAGAAGAATAAGGCAATCGGACATCTCCGATTCATGCATCCCGTCCACCCTTTCGACAGACTCCAACAGTTCGTCCACCTCCTGTTTTAAATGCTCCAGCAACGATGTAGCCGTAGTATGAGTGAAAGTCTTGTCCTGCCACTTGGTTACTTCTTCAAATTGTTTTTTGTTCATTGATTTTAAATTATTCGTGAATGTTTCCAATTACTTTACACCAATAGGCCATCTTTGCTGCAGACTCGTACCAGTGTTCATTGTGTACAACTACAAACATTCCGTTTTTATACTCAAATGAAACAATATTACCTGCATCTGTCATGCACCTGTCTCCTTCGTATATGTCGGATTCAACCTGGTCCTTCAGTCCGATAAATTGCCCCACCGTCTCCGGGTCCACCATATAATAGGTATTGCTCGAAGCTTTAGGGAAAGGCTTGCAATAAATCCTGCTACGACCCAACGGGTCCACTACGTAGTACCCATACACCCACTGCCCGCCATCTATTCGTCGGCCCCTGAATTTTATGTCTCTCATGATTTGTCCCAGTTTTTAAGCCATTCTATATGTATGTCCCACAAGAAATCCATGTTTGGGTCATCCGCGCTATAAGACCCAATCAGTTCTCCGACATGCTCTTTTATTTTTGGATTATTTTTCAAAAATTGCATAGCAAATGTTATGGCTTTATTTGCCGTCTCTTCGGATGTTGCGGATACGTCCAGTATGGTCTGCATTAGTAGTGTAATATCTAAGCTAATGCTTTCAATTTCTTTTTGTGTCATGATGGTTTACTGAGTTAGAATTGTTCTCACTTTATTTATTATTTCCATTTTACCGGCACACTTTTGCGGGTAGAACTCGGAGTCGAATTCCACTTCTTCGATCCAATCTTCTATCTTGCCCTCCAGCTCAATGTGGTTACGGGCCATCTTTTTAGCATCCAGTAGCAGCGCGGAAATAGGCGAATACTTTTCCATCGTGATCGGTAGTGCAGCGAGTAAGGTGTGGATGTCTTGCAGGAGGTCGTGTAGTGGGGTTTCGGTCATTTCAACTTGCTTTTAAAATCGTTTAATAGTTCTGTAAATTCTTCCGGTGAATCGAAACTCCATCGGTCTGTCTTGATCGTTAGAAAATCCATTTCAAAACTAATCGCCTCTGAATGTATTTCAATCGTGTTTTGTGCATCGTGTTCTGCCTGACAGTCGGCATCCTGAATATATACGGCTGTCAGGCTTTCGAGTTGGTAGTTCTTCTTATCCATTGTTCACCTCCTTACTCCCGTCTATTGCCTCCCCGTTTTCGATCAACTGGAATAAATCGAATGATTGTGATAGGAGGTAATCGAATGTGGATGGGCCGAATGCTCGCCATCCTGCAACAAAGGCCTCGATTGATCCGCATAAATTGCAAACATGCTCACCAATATCAATTATATCTTTCATCTGCTCTTTACTCATCGAGGACAAAGGGTAAAGCATGGGTTTACATTTATTAACATTGCCATATGTTTGCTCAATATTATCCTTTTCTTGAAATATTAGCACGTTCCCTTGAACCCCAATGTACTGCAATACCGTTTTATTGTCTGGCCGCATTACCTTGCACCCCACATACAGGTGTGCGACTTCTTTAAATGTTTTCATCTTCGTTTCTTACATGGTTAATAACTCCGTTCCCCGCTGGCTTTTGCCATTTCCTTGCGTAGTTGATATTCATTTTCTCATCAATCGCCTGGGTTAGCGTTTCGTAATCCAACCCGCACTTGTGGGCGATAGCGTAAAGCAGTATAAAACAGTCGGCAATCTCTTTTGCTACGCTGCCCGACTTGCACCGTAAATCGTCGGCTAGTTCTTCGACTTCTTCGCGCAGGTGTTCGGTCGCGGATCTTGCCGTAGCGGTTGGGAAGGTCTTGTTCTGCCAGTCGGTGATTGTGGTAAATTGTTGTTTGTTCATTGGGGTTATTTATTATCGTGAATATTTCCTGTTAGTTCGCAGTGATCTAATACATCATATTTCAATTCGTCATGGTCATTGAATGACCTGAAAAAATCATTCAAACTATCCATTTTGTAACCAAAACAGGCGTTATCATCATCCCAGCAAACTATCATATTGCAGGACGGCAAAATGTATTTCGGATGCTCCGAATAGTACAGAATATCACCCTCGTATATTTCGTTCCCGGCCATATCGTGCAGACCTGTGAATTGCCCGACCGTTTCGCGTAATACTTCGCATGAGCATTCCGGTGCTTTGAAATATTCTGCATTCAAAATGTATGCAAACATCCCATCTGCAAATAAATGTCCGTATATCCATTTGCCTGAATTTGGGCGCTTGCCTCTGAATTTAATTGATCTCATTTCAGTTCGTTTTTACACTGTTCGTAATTATCGTATTTGCTTATAAACATATCCATTTCGTCGGATAACGCAGGATCAAAATCGGGGTCCATTTTGGTTTCACGCCCCGCCTCAAAACACTGTCGCCCGTATATGTGCATAGCTTCGATATGGAATGATGAAGCAAGCATACCCAAGCTGTATGGAGGTTTATCCAAAAACCACTTTTTGCGTTCTTCTTTATAAATTCGTTCTGCTGTTTTCATGGTTAAAGATAATAATTAGGGTTAGTAGCTATGTTATACAAAACATCGCAAATTGGGGAGTTCGTCATATCTCCGTGAAGAACTACCAGGCCATCAGAGGGTTGTATGAATACCGATATATCCTCGGGAAAGTAAGGTTGCAGCATTTCTGCCATAACTGAACACTTCGATTGTAGGTTCTCGCTGTCCTTGTACGCACCATTGATTAGTGATTTGTAATTTCTCATTTTACTGCCAGCTAAGAACTATTAAATATTATCCAACTCCCTCCTAAATCCCATAACGTGCTCCTTATTAAGTTTAGGAAGTAATGAATTATACTCATCCACCCACATAGGATCAATCTCCATCAACATCTCCATACGATTAACAATAGCCCCACGCACAGCCATAAACCTTGCAGCACGTTCGTTATCCTCGTAGATAGTCCTGGGAAGAAGTCCCAATGTGGGCTTGACCGGGGGTTTAACCGGGCGCTCACCTTGGGTAACAAGCTTGATCGGAGTGAGATCCTCATGGCTCGTCCACCAGCACAGCCCGTCAGGATGCCTTCTACACTTGATGGGTAGTTTGCGATCCCATCTGATAAGGAATATAGCAACCTTCGTATTGTTTTGATGTACCAGATAGCAATATTCACCTTTACCGACTATTGTTCCGTCAGAAAAAAGCATGGCCGGTCCGCCATTTTTTGTTGTCACGAATTTTTCGAACATCGTATTCTGATTGTTAGCTAAATGATAAAATTATTTTACACGAACATGATCTCCGTCATCAATAGACTCAAAATGGGCTAGCGGATGACCCTTTTGCTCGAACTCAACCAGACATAAGTTAGCTATATCCACAAGCAGCTCTTGGTTTCCGGTCTGCCTATATAGTTTGGCCCTGGAAACGATGGATGTCATGTAATCATATTTTGGCTTGCCAGGTTCATTTATAACCCCATACCTAATAGCCCCCATCCACAACCTGTTTCGCATCAACATCTCGAACCTTTGCGACCACTCCGTTGTAGGCATATCAAGTATGTTATCTTTTTTGGCAGACAACTCCACCTCTGGTTGTCCACACTTCCACAACCAGAGGTTTTTCACAAATTGACTTCTTTCCACTTTCTCCATACTACAACCCGGTAAATAGTTCAGCTTTTATTGCAGGTGCAGGACTGTACCCTAAAACTTCGAAATCATCAAACTGCAAGCTAAGGATATCCTCGAACGAAGAAATATTCTTAGTTATCCTAACACTGGGCAAATCCGAGCACTCCCTTGACAATTGCTCCTCCACAGCAGGTATATGCTCCATATATATATCGCAATGACCCCCAACCCAGAAACAATTCCTAGCCACGGCATTTGTAGCCTTAGCCATTATCTTCAATAAAAAAGCCATGGAAGCGATATTGAACGGAACCCCAAGAACCATATCGCAAGACCGTTGATACATGTTCAGATCAAGATAGTATCTAGGAACAAGCAAATCGTCCAAATCTTCATGAGATAGGCTGAGGTGAAATACCTCAGATTTGGCAGTTTGGCTATATATAGCTTTTCGAACATCGATAGGTATTGGTTCAACCAGGAATTGGTACAGTATATGGCACGGAGGGAGAGCCATGGACGGGAAATCCTTTTTGTTCCACGCATCGATGATTTTATACCGGCCATAAGGATTTTGCATAATCGCATCATACACATCCCTCAGCTGATCTACACCGTTCTGGTTGCGCCACTGATGCCCATATACAGGTCCAAGATCACCCATCCGATAATTAGCTTCCGGTATAAATAGCTCCCCAAGTACATCGTGACCCTTAATGAAACTTACAAAGTCCTCCATCGTTGAGTTAGTTGTGGATAACCCGGCCATCTTACATTGCTTCAGATAATATCCGTAGGCATCCTTGTTCCAGAAATTGCAATCAGCATCGACCAGCGATTTTATATTAGTTTCTCCCCTTACAATCCACAACAACTCCTCGATGATCCCACGATAGAACATCTTCTTTGTTGTGAGTAGCGGGAACCCATCCCTTAAATCCATTTCTATTGTCCCGTGAGTCAACCCCAAGACATCCGGCATGTTCTTGCGCCCACTCGGTTTTTGTACGCCATCGGTCAACACAGACCGTAAAAGTGACAAGTAGTTTTTCATAACTTTAATTTTAGCTGCAAAGATACACCATTTTATCCGAAATCAATGCAGTAATGTTAAATAAAATGCGGTTTATTTAACATTACTTTCGATTTCACCTGCATCGGCAGAGAATCTGTCAAGTATTTGCCCTACTTTTTTACCCAACAGGTACCTGTGGCCAATAAAAGTGTTTTCCCCGTGATTTTGGAGACAAACCAAAAAATTATTGCTGATAATCAGTATGTTGCTATATGCACTTATACTGCATACAAATGCGGTTTTACATAGGCGGGGGTGGGCGAAAAGGGGATATTCTATTCGTGAGTTGGTAAATCCAGTAATTATATGGTTTTATGAGTGATCAAGGTAATAGTGTAACAAGATCTTGTAAGAACAAGATGTTGTTGTGATAAATATCTGATGTATAAGTAGTTGTGTATGCCGGGTTCGGGATAGGGGGACTTAATGATATATATCGCGGGGCGTGGTTGCTTCCCCCGATTCGATTCTACTTACCCGGCCCCGGTCATAACTACCTATCAATCAGGACGGCAGATAAGTATTCCTATAAGTTGATCGGTCATAAGAAAGCCAATTAACCTAAACGAACAGTTCCTTTAATGATAAGTATCTGATTATCAATACCAATTTTTTGGGGTATTTTTGCCAGACTCCTATATATGGAGGGAAAAGCCGAAAAATCGAGGATAACGTGCTGAGTATCAGGACGTTGTGACGTGTGAACTCAAAGGGTACATTTACCCCTTATAACAGGCAACTTTTCCTATTACACCCCTGTTTATGTGTTAACGTCCTGATTATGTGAACATTCCGCCTGTTTGCCGTCCATTTGTCGGACGAAAAACATTCTGTTTAACCTATTTGCTTACTTCTCTTTATTACTTCTTACTATAAATGGCATCAAATAGCCTTATTTCCCTTAGCTGGTCGTGTAGCTGTGCACTGCTATTGTGGGCTAACTTGTTACGTGCAATATAATGCACTTTTATTGGTATTTTTATTTCTGTTAGCTGGCGATATCCGTTATTTACAGAATTTATTAAAAATATTTTATCAGGTAACTATCTTATATATAGGTAGTTATCGTATGCAACAGCAATTAAAAAATATTTATTTTCAAACAGTTATTTTGAGCGTAACGTATTGTGTATCAATATGTTACCTTCGAAAAAATGCGGATAACTAATTGTGTATCAGGAAGTTATAGAAATTTGACATTGGTATTTCAACGATTATATCTTTGCATCGTTATCACAGTGGTAACATTCTTTCTTTCCCGGCTATGTTTCCCGGTTTAGTTTCTCAGATAGAAAGTTCTTTGACGTCCTGAAAAGTTATTACATATTTCATGGTAATTTGTGTTAATTGGTTAAAATTTGTGTTACAACCTATTGTGCCAGCCGGGGTAACGGTCCCCGGTTAATACCATAACTGGCTATTAATC